CAATGGTCAGGGTCGAACTGCCGGGAATGACCACGGAGTCCAGAATCTGACCGTAGGTATCCCGCATGTAGCTGGGGCGTTCAATGGTGGTGGATTTGCCGACCGAGATCGAAAACTTGGTGGCGTTGATCGGGCCGTGAAAGCCAGTGTAGGCACTGGAGACTTTCCGGTTGAGATAGACGTTGCCCGCACAGATTAAACCGCTCATGGAGTGACTCCGGTGAAGTAATGGGTTTGCGTCCAGGCCACCGCCCACAGCGCGACGCTGAGGATGTTGACCGGGCCGGTATAGAGGTTTTCCGCTTGAATCGTATCGAGCTGCGGCGGTTGCCCGGTCAGCCCCCAACCGGGGCCGGTGATGAGCGTCGCCAGCAGGGTATCCACGGTATCCAGCGCCACGATGAGCCGGTCACCGGCAGGGCTGTCGGTGGTCAGGATGTAGGCCGACCAGCGGAGATCGGCCTGCCAACCGCCACGCCCGCCACGCGGGGCGATGCGGTTCAGGCCCAGACAGCCGACCCGCAGACACGGCACGGAGCCGAGCCACAGCGCCAGCTCCCGTTCGGTGAAGGCGCCACCGTGGGTGTCCACGGTCAGGCCGGGAAAGCGGGGGGTGAGGTCGGCGACCACCGCCGCCAGGGCCGGGGTCAGGTTCATAACACCCCCGGCCCAAATTGCCGGGGGCGGCTGCTGACAAAGACGCCACTGCCGACCGCGCCGGTGGTGAGTGGCGGCGGGATGAGCTTGCCACTGGCAATGTCCATCAGAATTTCCAGCGCCGTTTCATAGCGTTTCCGCCGGTCTTTGAAATCCTCTTGCGAGGCCAGCACGGTCGGCGTCGTAAGATACAGGGCAATGTCCACCGCCAAATCCACGACCCAACCGGGCACTGGCGCGGCCAGCGGTACCGCCCAGCCGATGGTCCGCAAGGCCCGGTCTATCGGGTCATCGGCGGCGGTCAGGGCGATCCCGACCGCGACGGTATCCATCGCCCCGGTCGGGTCTTTCGGCCCGGCCAGAGTCAGTTCACCCGGATAGCGGGTTTCCAGATCGGTCAGGGTGGCGTAAGGCATGGCTTAGGTCTTCTTACCGCGCAACAGTCCGGCGGGCCGGGTGCAATACGGCAAGGGGTATGAATACAGCTCGGCCCGTTGCCAGGCGTTACGCTGTAAATCCTTGACCATCAGCGCATACAACGGCTTGCCCGGCGTGTTGACGAAATCGAAGGTTTCAGCCGGTGCCCAGGCGCATTCAAACAGGCCGGGCACATTCACCGGGACAAATTTGACCTTGTCGGTGTTGATGGCGACGGTGCTGTTGTCGTCGGTGCCCCGGTAGTTGATCCATGTGATTCCGCCGTATTTGAATTGCTCAAACGGCAAGCCATTCTGGCGCAAATCGGCTGCGGCTTGCGTCGCTAGATAGGTGCTACGGACTTCGGGGTGTTGCGTCAGCAAATCCCAAAAATTATCGCCGCACAGCCCCAGCAAATAAGACCGGCCCGGAATCCACAGCCCGCCGAGGGCGCGCATGGCGGTGCGGAGAGTGTCATTGCAGACCTTGCGGACCGCCCCACTGGCCGGACTGGCGTTATCCAAATCCCAGTCCACCTCGGTCGGCTGAGTGACTCCCCAGTTGGTGAACCAGTTGCTCAGGGTGGTGGTGCCGTCGGCGTCCATGACGATGCCTTGCACCGCGCCCAGACGAAGATTCTCCCAGGTCAACTGAATATCGTTATTGAGCTTGGCATAGCGGTCGGCGACTTCATTGGCGACTTGCTGCAATTCGCTTTCCGAACCAAAGGCCCGCACGTTTTGCAGTTCCTGGGCGGTAATGGTCGCGGCCTTGGCAATACGGACGGTCTCAAAGTATTTGATGACCCGCTTATCGCCCAATTCTTCAGCCAAGGGCGCACCACGGGCGCTGGTCTGAATCAGCGCCAGCGATCCATTCTTGGATTCAATCGCGGCTGCCGTGGTGCGAATCGGCTTGTCGGCGAAAATCTTCAAATCGCCGATCAGGCTGGGCATAAATGGTTGCTGGTTAATCGCCGTGGTCAGGCTGATCGCGGTAAACGCGCTGCTGTTAAATACGTCCATCGTCGCCATTGCATATCCTCCTAGCGGGCTATCAAGCCGAGGGTTTTCAGGGTCGCCGTCGCGGTCGCGATCTGCGGGTCAGTGGCGCTGCCCCAGGCCAGTTTGTCGGCCTTGATTTCGGCCAGCCGCACAATGGCGGTTCCGGCTTTGTCGGCGGCGCTGGCATCGACGGCATCGAGCAGAATGCCAAACGCGGTCTGGCTGCCGTCGCTGGCGGCGGGGGCAATCAGGGTGACTTTGCCCGACGCGGTAATCTTGCCCAGCACGGCCCCGGCGGTCAGGGTTTGCCCGCTAATGACGGTGACGGCATCGCGGGAATAGGTATTCGGCCCCTCGGTGATGAGGAACTCGGCGGCATAGTTGCCTTCGGTAAAGCTGGTGGCCATGTGAACTCCTTACGCGGATTTGCTGAGACGGTTAAATGCCGTGGTGATGACGGCGTCATCGGCAGCGGCGGGCGGTTTGCCGTCTAAATCCGGCTTGGCGCCCAGCACCGGCGGGGCGGTCTTGAGGAACTGGTTAAACGCCTCCAGCCCGCCGTCTTTTTGGCAACCGGCCCGATAAAACTCCACGGTGGCGGGGCAAATCTGCCCGGCCTTGAGGGCGGTATTGAGCGCGGTTTCGATCTGCTGGTTCAGTTGCGCGGTGGCAATCTCCGCCAGTTTCTGTTCGGCATTGGCGGCGCGATTCAGCGCAGCGTCGTAATCCGGGCGCGGAATGAACTTGTCCAGGTCGGGTTGCCGACGATTCATCGCGGCGGCATCTTCGCCTTCGCTCTTGAGGGCGTTGATCGCGGCGACAATGGCGGCAATATCCGCCCCGGCGTCAAGGCCAAGGGCGGCAGCAATGGCGGTTAAATCCATCGGGGATTGCTCCTGATTCAGGGCGGTTAAATTCAGGTTGGGTTGATTGGTCAGTCCCGCACTCACGAGCGCGACAATCCGGCTGTCGGTCTTGGCGTAGGTGAACACGGGGGAAAGAAAGCGGTATTCCTTGGCGGCGATTTGCTGGGCGGCTTTGGGCGTCCACTCGACATGGCCCCAAATCGCGCCATTGCGGGCTTCGAGACGGTCAATCCAGCCGGCAGCGGGGGCGTCTAGCCCTTGCGGGGCGCGGTGTTCGCTGCTGTGTTCCCAGTCCACCACCATCGGTTTGTTGCGGGCGGTGAACTCGGTCAGCAGCGCAGCGGAGTCCGGCAGCGTCCAGGCGCGACCATCGGCACCGGTAATGGCCGGACCCGCCGGGAGCAGTTGAATCCAGTCCGGCGGCGGGGAACCGTCAAGGGCGAGGTTGCAGGCACGGGCGGTCAGCATTGTGGTTATTACCTAAATATAAACCATTAGCAGTATAACAGTTTTTACCAATGTCAAGGCAAAAAAATACCCCGGTGAAGGGGTTTAGCGCCGTCCGTGGTGGGGGAAATCCTAGTGCAGCCTGAATCGTTGCCCGTGATGAATGAGGTCGTTGATATAACTCAACGTCATCATCGTGGTCGGGTGAATAATGGGATGACGCTCCCGAATCAACAGGTCAACGTACAGCTTCAACGTGGTCTGTGTCCGGTAGATTTCGTTGATCAAGGCGTCTCGATCCAACGGAGCCGGTTCGTCAATGGCGGGGATCATGCGGCCTCCAACAGCTTAAACGCGGGCTGTTTGGATGCAGGCAATAACTGCGAACCGGTCAGGATAGTGTCGATAAACACCCGTTCACTGGCCTTGCTGTCGTTGACGAAAGCGCGGGTCCGTTTCTTGAGGTTCACCAGTACCGACAGCGCCTCAGTCATCTTGGCGGGCGGGAAGTAGCGAACATTGTCCACGCCGCCCACCTTGCGAAGATGCTCCCAGACTGCCGCCTTGGCCCGCCCCGGTTGCGCTGTCCACTTGGCAACTTCGTCCACTTCGCTTTGCAGTAACTGGTAGTGCTTGCGCGTCAGTTGCCGGGGTTTGGGCGCTGGCTTGGCTTGCGCCTTGCGAAACTCGGCAAAGGCCATCACTAGCCGCTGCTTCAAGTCCACCACTTGCGCCGTGTTGCGGGTCAAGGTCAGCAGAAAGTAGGTCTGATCCTCGTTCAAGAGGTAGAACTTTTCAAACTTGGTTCCGCGCTCGCCATCGCGTTTCACTGCCTCGGTTTCAAATCGAAGCAGTCCAAACGATTGAAATTGCGAAGAATAGTTATCCACAAGGCGCGTTGTGCTGTGGTGTTCAACACCAAAGCCGGTAGCGATGATGCGGGTATCGACAAGGGGAGTTCCGTCAAGGACGGTCAAAACGAGGGGGTTGCTCATGGTGCTACCTTTCATTTCTTAGTGCCCTCAAGACGGAAGAGGTGCCGGGAGGCTAAGAACCGTGAAAGGAACGGCGCTGGGTATTCTGGATATTCCCCAGCCCTCCCGACATTGATCGGGGGCAAAAAAATACCGCATGGCTGTCGTGTGCGGGTAACGCCTTTCAGGGAGGTTCTTAGGCTCCGAGGCCAATAATGCGCCGCATACGAAAAGCCGTCAAGCCATTGCCCGGCTCAAATGGTCGTTGAGAATATCCAGCAGTTCCTGTTCGTCGCTGGTGGATAAGCCGAGGAACGGGCGGGCGGGGATGTGGCGTTGCGGGTCGCCGAATTGGTGCGTTGCGCCGTAGATGAGCGGGGTTCCGATCCGGACTTCATGGGGGCCAGCGCGGTAGTTGAGCAAGCCCCGCAGCCGCCCGTGCAGGGTCAGAATCTTGTCGGCGTTCTTCTTTTTGCGCTTCTTGTAGTCCGGCGACAGGGCTTGCCACGACCGTCCATCGGGCGCGGTCTGGCTGTTAAACCGTTCACGAGTCCGGTTCAGCATGGATTCGCCGATGTCCTGGAACACCGGAGTCAGGTCGGCGATGCGGGCTTGCAGCGATTCAAACGCGGCTTTGACTTCAGCGGCGTTGCTGATCGTCAGTTGGATGTCGAGCGATGCGCCGGACATTTATGCTCCGAGGTACAGCGTGGCGTTGTCGATGAGGGTGGGGTTCACTTGAATAACTCCTTAATCGCGACATACAAGTCTGGCGATAGTTCTTTTTCCCAAAGCGCCAACATGGCTGAAACCCACGACGGTTTCCAGTTCGGCGCTTTGGTCTGAATCAAATCAACCAGTGGGGTGTTGCGATTCGCCCCCGGTTGATAATCCCAGCCCTTATCCACGCCGCTATTCGGGAACGGAATCTTGCCCTTATCGGCGAGCTGTAAATCGCCTTTCTTCATATCCCGGTCGGCGAGGGTCTCGATATAGCACTTGCAGCCGAAACCATTGGGCGGAGTGTGCGCCGACCACCACGGGTCATCATGCTTGAGGATCAGCCCGTCCCAGGCAACGTGTTCCTTGCGCGGATCGGTGCTGGCGGGGGAATGCCGATAGCGCCAGTAGGGGCGCACATTGGCGACTTCCTTCATCTGCTGATAGCGCCCGGCGGAATAGGACGTGAACAGGTTGGTATCGTAAATGACGCGGGTTCGCCAGGCTTCCCCGGCCTTGGTACCTTGGCCGGTCCATCCCGTCCAGCCGCGTTGGGCAACAATCTGTTTGAACTCTTTGCGGAACTGCTGAATCGTGGTGCCGTCGGCAATGGCCTTGTCCACCGCTTCCCGCAAATCCGCCAGCAAGTCCGCCCGCATCGCCCCGGCGACCACGAAGGCCCGATCATGGGCGGCACCGAGCAGGTCATCCCAACGCTGGGTGGGCAGGTTCAGCTTGTTCCTGAAGAACGCGATAGCTTCAAGAAAGGGCAAAGAACCGTAGTTGACTGCCATGTTATGCCGCCAGCGCCAGAACCAGCGCGAGTTCATCAATGACATCGCCACGGCCTGAGAGCCGGGCGGGCGGAGCGGTGACAGTTACTTTACCGGACAGGGTGATCGTTCCCCGTCCGGTGGCCGTGCCGGGTTGACCGGCAACCGTGACCTTGCCGACCAGAGTTAAATGCCCTTTGCCAGCAAGGGTGCCGGGTTGACCGGTGACAGTTCCACGCCCGCGCAACGTGGCGGGAATGCTGATAACCGGCACCGTGACCGGCAGCTCAACCGGCGGTTCAATGCCGATAATCCGCCCGGTTCCCCCGACGGTTCCGGTGGTGCCGCTGACCGTGCCTGCCCCGACGGTGCTGACCGTTCCGGTTCCGGTGACCTGCCCCGGATGCCCGTGGGCGGTGCAGGTTCCACGAAGGGCAACAGTTCCGGTTCCCCCGACGGTTCCGGCTTCCCCGCTGACCGTGCCCGTGCCTGCCGCAATAACCCGACCATTCCCGACCACGACCCCCGGCATTCCGCC